GGTTTGGCTAAAAGATGTTTAATAAATTTTTTCGTTAAAGCATCAATGGAGCAATTTAAAAGAAATACAATTAAATTAAATATAGCAAATAAAATTATCAGAAATAATAATGTTTTTAGAAGAACACGATTAGACCAATTACCACGATTTAATAGAGAAAATTCAATCCAGCTTTTATCAAGTGCCCTATTTAAAATGAATAGACAAGATTTAACAAACACGCAATTTGACATAGTCACAAGATATATTCAAGAAGAATTAATTAGAAGTAGTTTAAGATATATTCCAACGCCTGAAGACTTATCAAGCTTTATGAAATCATCTTTTAATGAAGTAGTGCCACAGGAATTTTTAAAAAGTGATTTGTCAATTCAACAACAATTAGACACCGATATCCCAGACATAAATTTTGATAATGCCGACTTTGATATAGGAAACGCCCAAGCCCAAATAGGGGGATTATTACAAAACTTAGGACCACGGATAGGGTTTTCAAATAATCAAATACAAAAAATATTAACGGATTACGATTTAATAGACACCGCAACCGAACAGGGAACAGAAGATCTTAAAAAGTTTTTACAGATTACTTATAAAAAAATAATTGCTAAATGGTTTAATCATTTATTACAAAGACCAATAGTTAAAACTGATAGGAGAGTCCTTGGGATAGGTGCTGGAGATGTTCCTAATTTAGACATTGAAAAAAACATTATGAAAAAAATATCAGAATATTACAGAAAGAAACCAATATCAAATCACCCTAATTATGATAATTTAAAAAAATTTTTTTTAAGAGATTATCCAGTAATTACTGATAAAACATCTGATAGGGAAAAAAATAGAATATTAAGATTAGTTCATGAACGCATTAAACAAGAATTCGAAATTTTCACGAACAGAAACCCAATTCCAAGAAATGAAATCGATAATATTTATACCGCTTCTCGTGGATACTACTCAAGATATAACGAATTATTTTTAAACAATTTCTATAACATTGTAGCAAATCAAGAAAGATTAAGAAGAGGAACTGAAACCCAATCATATCAAATTATGCAAAACATAATTAATTCTTTAGAAGTATTTGAAGATATAGATAAATTTTTAGGAGTAAGAGGAGTTTTTAAAAATGTTAATTTAATGGATCAATTTTTCACAAATATAAATATTGGTGGTATTGGTTTGCCAAGTGCTACAACTTTATTATTAAGTGGCTTATATGGTTCAGAAGAATTAAACAAATTTTTAAAAGGATTTTTCCAAGATTTAGGAGGCGATGAAGCAGAACAAAAATTCAAGGATATTCAAAATATTTTATCTGATTTAAATGAAGATGATTTTAATACATTTTTAAATATAACAGAGGGACAAATATCAACATATTTAAATAGTGCCGTTAAGAATGATACCAAATCAAGAGATTTATTTCAAATGATTTCAGATGAATATAAAGGCAATCCTGTTTTTTCTCAGGTAGCTAATTTAACAAGAACAGAAACCCAAAGAAGAATAAAAAACAAATATAATATTACGGACGAAGATAGATTGTTAAAACCTAAGTTGCCTATTGATAGTTTATTTAGTTTGATGACATTAAGTTTTATAAGAATGCATATTTTAAAATTAAAAGATACTTTGAATAATGATGAAATAGAAAAATATTTTAGAATTAATTATAGCGTTGACAAAAGAATAATTGATGATGTAGAAAGATTAGAAGATGAATTCCAAGTGACAAAAGCTTTAAGCTTGATGATAGGCGGTGAAAAAAGTATTATTAGAGTTATTTTTTATGGTATCGTTTTAATTAGTTTCATGATTCAATTTAATAATAAAAATAAAAATATCAAAAATAAAAATAGATATTATCACAATTTTATATTAAATTATTTGAGTCAATTAGATAAAAATAAATATAATGAAGATGACATTAAAACAATTTATAAAAATTTAGAATCTTTTTATATCGGACACCCTGACTATGATGATAAATCAGAATATCAAATCAGATCTTATTTACAAACTTTTATAGATAATTTAATCCGCGATTATTTACCAGTAGAACAAGAAATCATAGAAATTGTAGGGGGGGATATTGTAAGAGTATATACCAATAGTTTAGGCTTAGAAATTTTAGATAATTTTCAAAATGCGGAATCTATTGTAGATTATTTATTAAAGCAATATAATCAATCACAATATCAAAAAAATTTAGCATTATTACAAAAATTTTTAATCATGACTACAAACGGATTAATAGAATTAAAATTAGAAGATTATTTCAAAGTTTTTAATTCAACAATAGAATTAAATTTAATGAATGATATTTTTAATCCAGATAATATATTATTTAATTTAAGAAGACAACAACATATTAATATTAAAAATGATGGCAGATTAAAAATAACTGGTTTAGTTTTCTATGATGCTGGAACTTTACAACCAATACAAGAGGTTAAAAAAGAAGCCCCATTGCCACAAGAGATATTCCAAGAGGAAGAAACAGGAATCCCAACAGAATTCAATATCCATTCCAGACACATTCCGTCATATGTTAAAAATAAAATGTCAAATATATTACAATCAAATCCAGATAAAAAATTATATTATAATAAATCTGGGTGGGAAATTAGACACGATGGAAAAAATATTCCTATAGATCATTTAGGAGATGCAGGACATATAGAAAATATGGAACACGCTATTTTAATGAAAACCGTTGAACACGGAGGAGGATTTAGACCACCAATAGACATAGATGAGGGTGAATTACAGGAAGACGAAGAAATAGATTTAGATGACCCAAAAAATTTATTGCCTGAAAATTACACATCTATAGCAGATTTACTATTTCAAAATAATTATTTAAATGAAAATGAAGTTGAAATGATAGAAAATAGTAATAAAGAAGAGCAAAAAGAATTAATAACTAATATTTTAAAAAATAATAAGATAGAAGTTGAAATTAAGCCAGATGGAACACCTATTTTTTCAAGGGTTGTTGATAAATCAGAATTTAAAGTGTCACCAAAAATAAAGGTTAATAAAATCAAAAGTAAGGAAAAAGAAGAAGAAGAAGTAGAGGAACAATTAGAAAAACCTAATTTAAGATTTACTAAAGAATTTTTAAATAAAGCCTTAAAAGATATTTTTAAAAATAAAACAGTTCCTAAAGATTTAAAAAACTTTACTAAAAAAAACTTTACTGAATTAAAAAGAAAATTAAATCTTAGAGTTTCAGACGATGCATTAAAAAAAATGATAGAAGAGGAACGAAAACAAGAAACCGAAACTGAAGATAAAGAGGAAGAAGAAGACAAAGATTTAAAACTATCTCCCCAAATCCATGACAACTTGGAAAAATATTTCAAAGATTTAGATACTGATAAAAATAGAGAATTAGACAAAAAAGAAATTTCAGAATCAGTTGAAATTAAATCTGAATTAAGAAGAGTTAGAAAATTAGCTGAAAAATTAAATAAGGGGTATGACTCAGAAAAAGAATTTTATATAGAAGGCAACGATATTTATTTTAGAGGGACAATGGCTATTTTATCAAAAGAAATGAAAGAAAATATGCAAAATAAATTAATTACCCTAAGAGATACAAAAGCTAAAGTCCATAAAGGACTATACAATCAATATTTAAAAGTCAAAGAAAAATACGGCGATGAAATAGAAAAATATATAGAAAACAATAAAAATTTAAAAATTGTAGGACACTCTAAAGGATCGATATTGGCTTTATATTTAGCAAATGAATTAATAAGAAGAGGTAGACAAGATTTTGAATTAGTATTGTTTGGAACTCCGTCAATTGCTGGAGATGAACTTTTCCAAAAATTACTTAAGAAACAAAAAATAAATAATATTGCTTTAGATGATGATTTCGTATCTAAAATCCGTTCTAAAGGATATGACATTATTCCAAGAAATATCATATTGAAAAAAGATAGTATCAAAATAAATGATATGCGACAGCAATTTTATGAATTAACAACCTTAGCGGATATATTACAAAATAAAAAATTCCGTTCAGAAGCATTCGACTACGCGACTAAACATAGTTTAACCGTATATATAAAAAGATTGAAAAACCTTTTATAGGATAAGCTATTTTCAATAATTAAATAAAATTCTAAAAATTATTTTCTTTACTTATAATATATATAAAAAATGTCAAGTAGTGTATTAAAATCTTTACAGCATTCACCGTCCTTTCAGATATTTATGAAATCGTCTGATATGAGTCCCCTTATTTATAATTTAGATGATTCTTTAATTCCTATGGCAAGAAATAAATATGAATTGTCATTCTCGTCAAGTGTTGATTTTGGAGGCAGTGCCAGTTTTGACCTTATGCGAGTTGGTTTAATGAACGCCATTATATTAAAATTAAGAGTTACTGGCGTTGATAAAACCGCAGAATCAACAAGTCCAAATATTGGCGGTTTTTACAATATGATTAAAAATATTAAAATTAGTTCTCATAACAAAACACTTATGCAATTAAATAAAAATAACATTCAACAAAGATTAGCCAGAATGCCCCAACATGTGAAAGAACAAATATATTCAAGTTCCCAATTTGCTGGAGTTCTTCCAAATGACCACGACGACAACCCAAGAAGTTCTACCTATGGAACTCGAGCAGGAACGGTTGGTTATTGGAATACAGATGGAAGAGGCGAAACTACAGGATATTTATATATTCCATTTCCAATCTTCGAAGATCTTAGAACCGCTTGTGCTTTTAATATGGAATTTTTAGAAAATTTATCATTACAAATTGATTTCGACAGTCACGATCAATTATTAAGTCAAGTAAGCAGTGCAGCAGCCCCAAAAATTGACACTGATAATTCTAAAGTGATTATCTCATATTATGACATCAGAAATGATGATCTTAAGGCGTTCGAAAATGCGAATTATAAGGTAGATGATGCTAATTTAAGCTTAGTTCTAAGGAGTTATTACTCCGAAACTTCCCCAGCCGTTCAGACTATAGACGGTGATGCGACAAATGAATCCGATAGAGTTAAAACTTTTTCAATTCCTATCCAGTGTAGGAATTTGATAACCGCTATTTATGTTAGAGTTAGAAACGAGTCCGTGCAACAAGGTTTAGAGGGTGTTCCAGTTAAATCTATTTCTTTGAATTTAGATGGTAAACAATATTTTAAATATGATGCCGAAGAATTACAATTAATTTCTGGAACGAATGGCGGCGTAGTTGTTCCGAATAATGCTTTAACCCATGCCAGTTATAAAAATGATGGAACAAATAAAAACGGATTTGACAATAATGAGAATTTCTACGAAATCAGATTCGATGTAACAAGATCTAATGCCTTTTCAAGTGCTTTGAGTGCAAGAAGTGTAGGGCAGCCAGAATTAAAAGTTGAAGTTATGGCAATAAACAATAATCCTGAAAATTATAAAGTATTTGTCGAATGTGAGCATATTAGTATTCTTTCTATTTCTCCAACTGATGGAAAAATCACCACAGGGCAAAACTTGTAAGCTTTAAAATTAATGTAATTAAATTTATTTAATTAAATTAATCAAAAAAAACTAAGAAAGGAGTTTCCTTATTTGTTATTTTTTTTAACATAGATGTTCTTTTCCTTTCCTGATTCATTAAATTTATCTCTTTTATTTCTAAATTATTTTCTTGTATTATTCTATTTTGAGCCGTTATGCATTTTCTTGTATTAAGATGATTAATAAAATAATATTTTGAAACTATAGAGGCTTGGCAAAAACAGCAATAAAAATTATTCATTTTATAATATAAAAAAAGATTATAATTTTTTTTTCTTAACATAATATATAAGAAAAAATGGTAGATGTCGTATTAAACAGTTTAGAAAATTCAAGTCTTGCGAAAGCCTTAACCCATAATAATTCCGTTATAAACCCTTTTGTATATCAACTTAAGAAAGGTGTTGTGCCATTCTCAAGAAATAAATATGAAGTTCCTTTTAAGGAAACTGATTTTAATAAAAATATGAGATTAAAAATAAATAAATTGGGACTTGTGCAGAATATGACTTTAAAAATAAAAGTTCAAATAGAAGGAGGTGGGGCAGTTGCTGGAGATGCTACAGAGCAAACAGGAGACTTAAAACCAAAAACAGGGGGAGGCATTTCAATGATTAGACGATGTGCCCTTTCAAATGGCAAAGATGAAATATTAGTCTTAAACAAAGAAACATTAAATTATATGATGAGCACATTTGAATTTAAAAAAGAAGTAGGCTTGAAATTAATGTCTCAATATGCAGGAGTTCAAGCCGATCTATACACTAAAGACGGCGTTCTTCAATCAGGATTTGTAGAAAAATTAAAGAAGGTTCATGACGGCGGAACTATAGGTAGTGACACTTACACCGCTACAAAAGCTACAGCAACATTTTATATTCCACTTTTATTCACACCTTTTTGCAATGATAAACCATCCGAATATTTAGACTTTTCATTCTTTCAACAATTGTATTTAAATGTAGATTTCGACGGACATGAAAATTTAGTTGATGGAACTACCACAGGCAATAGACCTTCTATAGATTGGCAAAATTCTAAATTGATAGTTAATTATTTGAATTTTACGAACCCAGACTATTCACAAATACAAAGAAATCATTTTCACCACGATTTAAATTATTTATATTCTGATTACTGGCTATTTGATGATGTTGTCGTCTCATTACAAAAAAATACACTTGCTAAAGCCGTCGTGCCTATTCCTTGTGATAAATTAATTAAAAGAATTTATATTAGAGTCAATGCCAAAACTAAAGACGAATTAGGAATGAAAGGATTAGAATGTATAGAAAAAGTTACCTTAAGTGCCGTTGGTAGAGAAGTAATAGAATTTGATGGAACGGAATTATTGGCTATGAGGTATTACGAATCAGGAGGAAAAGGCAGTGCCCCTTTTATTTCTAATTTAAATAAAAATACTAAAGAATCAAAATTTAGCACCGCAGGGACGGTATTCCCATCAGATGACAACTATAATATTGATGAATTAGATTCAGTATATTATATAGTTGATTTCACACTCCCAGCATTATGCCGAAATGAATATGAAGCCGAGCCAACTTATTCAGGGGGGGTATCATTTAAAAATAATATGAACGCCGAATTAACAATCACTTTAAACGATTATTTATTTGAAGATAGTGCCCATGATGTCGAAGTCAAGACATTTGCAGAACATTATTCAATATTAAGAATTAATGAAAATTCAGGGGAAATAGAAGTAGCGGAGAATAGATAAATTAAAATCTTATTATATAATAGATGGCAAAACCAAAAGACCAGAAATTATATGATAGGATTAAAAAAAATGTTTACAATTTGATTCCCAAACATAGTGCATATAGATCAGGGCAGATAGTTAAAAAATATAAGGAAGCTTACAAAAAAAAGACTGGAAGTTCTGACGCATACGAAGGAACAAAGAAAAAAAATCAGGGTTTAGATAGATGGTTTAAAGAAGATTGGAGAACCCAAGAGGGCAAAAAAACATATCAAAAGAAAGGAGATATTTTTAGACCCACTAAAAGAATTACTAAAGATACCCCTAAAACTTTAAACGAATTATCAATCAAAACAATTCAAAAAAGAATGAAAGAAAAGAAAGCAACAGGGAAAGTAAAAAAATATTAAGATATGTTTATATAAGTAAAATTATTATATAAATATATTATATATAATGAAAAGATTTGTAGGAGATACTTTTTTATTTGAAAACAAAAATAAAAGACATGATAAAAATATTCACATAACTACATTAGCTAACGAAACTATAGAATTTATTAATCCAGTTCAACACAAAGAATTAAAATTAGAAGAAAATTGGCGTTTTGTCATTGTGTCTAATGAATTACATATCCAAAGCAAAGACGAAGCAGGAATTTATCAGACAAGATTGAAATTGGGAAATTAATTTTTTAATTTAACTAAAATTATTTTCTTTGTATAGAATATAGAATGAGCACTCTAAGCGGTTATGGAAATATGAAATTAAGACGGCTGGAAATAGCCGATCAAATTATAGGGCATGGCACGGCAGATAATGACTATGAAGTCACCCTTGCTTTTCCTAATGTGGCATCTGATGTGCAAATTAGTTTGCCTTCCGTATCATCTAATGCAACTCTTTTAACGGATGCTGATAATATTGACGGTGACAAAGTAGATATTGATTCAGTAGCTAATACGGTAACATCAGTAGCAGACGCTGACGCATTTTTGATTCACGATAACAGCAACGCCGAAACACGAAAAGTAACTGCATCTGACCTTAAAAATTACATTCAACACACGCATTCAAGTTCTCTTTCTGGAGGTATTGAAGTAGGTGATGGAAGTGGCAGTTTTGTAGAGAGGCAACTTTCTGGAGGTGCTACGGTTGATGCATCAGGCGTAGTTTCTATCACAAAAGATGTAACAACTGACGGAACAGCAGAAGCAAGTGCAAATGTTGTATTAGACGCATCAAGAGGAGTTTCCAATATGGGGGCTATTGATGGTGATGGATTGATTTCAACATCTGACAATGTAAGAGGAGCTGAAATGGAAATAGGTGGGGCTAACTCATGGAAATTAAGAGTTAATTCAGGAAATTTAGAATTATTGAAATATGACGGTGCAGCATATCAAGTTCATCAAGTTTTCACTTAAATAATAAAATTATTGATAAACGATTCTATTAGGTTTTATATTCGTTTTAATGGTATTTTTTGCCTTTTCGAGTTTCTTTTTTTCATTTAGCTTTTTAAAATGTCTATAAGATTTATATCCTATGTATAGTTTGTCGAGGTTCGCCCCAATGATTCCGTAAGTGAATAATTTAAAAACATATCTTAACATATTTATATTAACATATATTTTTATTTAGAATAAAAAAAATTTTTTTCAGATTGTGTCATAGTGGC